GCGTAGCTGCAGCCGGAGCGACGTACACCGGCATTGTCGATGACATGACAGCAGCCGGGGGTCCGACGCCAATTTCCTATTGGTCTTGCACCATGGCGGCCAGTACCGCAGTTGCTTCAGCCCATGCTAACGCCTGCGATCTCACCGATAGCACCGGCACGCCGACTTACACGATGAAATATCTCAGTAACGGCTATGCTGACATCAACAACACGATTTCCTATTTGGGCGGCGGTACCGCGTATCCGTGCATGCCGGCAAGTTGCTTCGTCAAGCAGGCTTACGACAACATCACCACCAAACACATGACGCAGGGCACGGCGGCGAATATGCCGACAGTGACGATCCCGACGTTAAGCGGCATGTCGGTCAGTGGTTTGGGGTTCATGGGCGGGAATGGTTCATCGAACTTGAGTGTCAATGTCAGCTACACCGCTATCAACGCGCCGTATGCTTTTGTCGCAATGGCTTATCCGTTGGCGCAGGTCAACAACATGACCTTTGCAGGCGGCGATAACGTAGCGCGCCTGCAATTCAATAATGGCACGGTTGGGCTTACCTGTGTGTCTCTTGGCACTGGCATTCAGGTGTTGGCGACTATTCAAAATCTGCCACACGCCACCGGCTGTAGTTTTAATTCTCTTTCGGCTGGTACTAGCTCCATTAACATGGACAACATCAGTATTGGCAGCACCAACGGCTCGACCGATAATTCCGGGAGCAACGCCCCGGTGAACTTATCGGCCGGGCAATGCTGCCAGATGGTGATGACCTCGTTGTCTCCGATCAACGGCTACGTCGGCGAGTTTGCGCTGTTTCAGGGCACGGCGATGCACAATCAGATCGGCAACGGCGATATCTACCTTACCAAGACTTCGTCCAGCATTTGTCGGAGGTATGGATTCACATGCTGAGCATAATCGCGTTACTGCTCGCCATCCTGGCTCCCGCGCCGGTCCAGGCGCAGAACCCCGGCTTTGCCATGTTCATGGTTAACGGCGGGCAGGCGGCGTGTTGGAATAAGGGCAGCGACGGCTACACCGTCTTATGCTCGATGCCGGGAACGGCAGGGACGTGCGGGCCGAACGGAAGCTATAATGGTACTTGTTTTGTCGCAGTCAGCACCACCGATCCGAACCGTACTACGGGGTGTGTAGCCCAGACCACGCAGGCGGCGGCGATTTTAGCACCTTGCCCCACCATCAGTCTCGCCACTCAGCAAATTCGCAAGACCAGCACACCGTTCGGTTCGCCGGCCGGGATGTCACCGGATTGGATTGTGCTCAAGGCGGGCGACACGTTCTTTTGGGATGGAGTGGCCAGTATCAAGGGTATGGATTTTTCCGGTTCGGGCCTAGGCAATGGCGGTTTTGGGCTGTGCCAGCATCGCGGGATTTCCGCAGTCCACCCGTTGGTAGTGACGAGCTATGGTACCGGCACGCGTCCGATCATCGCGCCTGCGCAAACCGGTTGTTGCAGTGCTGGCTATGCCTCGAATGGCGGTGGGCTTTGCGGGACCGGTGGTGATTATATCGCCTTTGTTGGCTTGGAATTTTATAATTGGGCGGCCGACCCTAACTGCAACACGGCGGTTTACGGCAATCCGTGTTTCGATCCGACCGCAGCGTCAGGAAATGTTGCAGCCATTTCCGGCTTCAACCTGCGCATCGCTCTCAATTGGATGCTGGTCGAAGATTGCGTTTTCAGTTGGTTCACCGGCAACGGCATTGACATCAACGTTTTTCTGTCACCGAATTTTAATTTCTATTTCAACCGTAGCATTGTGCAGTACGCCTACGGTTCCTCAAAGCCGCAGGGAATTTTCAGCGCCGGGGCGTCTTGTGCTCTTAACGTTTGCCCGCCGGGGCTTGGCTCAAGCAGTACCGGCAACATTACGATTTTTGAGAGCATCTTTGATCAGAACGGCTGGAACCCGTCTCTTCCGGGTCAGGGCGCTACGGTCTTTTCTCACAATCTGTATCTCGATACCTACGCCACGGTGACCGGTAGCATTATTGCCAACGATCCCGCTGGCGGCCAATCGCGCACGGGTGGCCAGTACAACTACAACACCTTCATGAAGATGCCGTACAGCCACAACTTCTTCCTGTGGCAAGCCGGCAACCCCAATTCCACATCAAGCAATAATGTCCATATTTTTCAGACCGACAATAACGCCAATTGGGGTGGCGGGGTTCCCAGCACACCCGTGGTGCAGAGCGGTGATACCTATCAGGAAACAACGGATTGGATCGGCAATAAAACATCGGCGACCTATGCCAACAATCTATTCCTTCATCAACTGACACCGAACAGCAATCCAGGGGCGATCATTCTTTCCCCCGGTCAGCGCAACAGTACAGTGTCGAACAACATCAGTTGCGATTTTCCGATGGGGGCGCAGGGGCCGATCCTCGACAAATCCGGTCCTAACGGTGTTGCCAGTTCGGGCACGATTCTGACCTACGGCGCGGTGACCGGCGGTACGGGCTACGTTGACGGCCTTTATTCGTTCATCCCGCTGACCGGCAGCGCCACCGGAATCAGCGCCTTTGCCGAAATCACTGTCAGCGGCGGCCATGTCACCACCGTTTATAATCCCTGGTCTTATACCGGCACTGGTTGGCAAGGTGCGGGCTGGATTTTTCCGGTCACCAACGTCACGGGCGGGGGCGGCACTCAAGTCTGGACTGTAACGGCCCCCGGCCTGCCGATCTTCGGCCCAGCATGTAACGGCTGCTCGCTTCCTGAGCCCACGGTTTCGGTCGCTGTACCTCAAACAAACAACGGCCTTGGGGTTCCGTTCTATTTGCAGAACACTTCTCCCCAAACTGTCGCCGGACAGTATACCAGCAGCACATCCAATCAAACCACCGGCACTTGGAATAGCGTCAGCACAGTGATTTACGCCGGCACCAATGCTTGGGAGGGAGGGCAGCAATACAAGGTCGGCGATAGCCTGACCGGCACGCTGGGCGCCAGCGGTAGCGGGTTTAGCGTCCTCGTCGCTAGCGTCTATGGCGGCAACACACTCACCAACAACGTCTACAAGGCGTCGGACTGTCATGCTACCGGCTGGACCGGGACGCAGCCGACGATCAGCGATCCGGATCGCACGCCGGGCAGTTATTATGCAACCCTTCCCGGTGCTACAGCTAACGCCACGTTCACCGGCACGCTGTCCACTGGCGGCGTGATGACGGTGTCCGGCTGGTCCGGCAATCCAATCCGTCAGGGCGATGCGCTTGGCGGATTGGCACAGTCTGATTTCGTCAAGGTTGCCGGCAGCGGCATTATTGCCACGTTCGGAAGTCTGTCTGCGACCAACTGTTCGACGTTTCCGAGCGGGTGTAGTGCGAACAACTATATTGGTGTTCCGTTTACTGGTGGCACTGGCATAAGCGGGACCGCGGATGTTTCGGTCGATAACAGCACAGTTACCGGCTTCCGTATCCGCTCCGGAGGTACCGGCTTTTCTGTTGGTGATACAATCGGGTTGGCAGCCACGACTATTGGCGGGAGCGCTGGAGGCGCTTCCAACTTTACTACTTCCGTAACCGCAGTTGGTCTTGGAGGAAACTTGTCAGCCTCAACGTGCTCAGCTTCTCCGGCTGGGTGTGCAGCGGGCACCTACAACAATGTACCGCTGACCGGCGGGACCGGTACCGGGGCGCAAGCCCGGATCACGGTTGATGCCACCCCGAAGGTCACGGATGTTACTATCACAGCGCCTGGGAACGCCTATCGCACTAGCGACGTCTTGTTGGCGGCGCCGACCGATATTGGCGGGGCGGGCGGTGGAACGGTGAACTTTACTTTTACGGCTACCAACGCGGGGAATATCACCGCAGTCGGCACACCGACTGTCTCGACTTGTTCGGTGTCGCCTGCGGGCTGCACCACCAACAACACAGCCACCTACAATGGCGTCCAGTTGTCCGGTCCGGGGGTTGGCGCTAAGGGCAACATCACCGTCACCGGCGGGAAAGTCAGTGCAGTGACTCTCAATGCTGGCGGCACTAGCGGCTACGTCCTGGGCGATTTGATGTCGGCAGCGCCATCGGCGATCGGCGGCATCAACACCACGGCCAACTATATCGGCAATGCGAACTTCACCATACAGCCCGCGACCTTTACCAACAGCGGCACGGCTTGCAACGGTTCGGCTTGCACCGGCAATGGCGGTAACGGCACTTATGTGGTGGCGAGCGGTAGCACCAGCGGCACGGCAACGGCGAGCTATTCCTATTCGCAGTTCCTAGCGCTGGCGAAATCAACCCTGAAGAAGGGTTCGTTTGTTGCCGCCAACACCGCCTGCAAGCTGAACACCTATTTGAATCAAGGCTTCGGCGTTACCTACACTTGTACGCCCTGATGGCTGATGAGAAAGACCAGGAAGTTCGCACCGGCGTCACTGACGAAGAAAATGAGATTGCGCCGTTCGAACAAACCGAAGATCGCGACGAGGAGCTGAAGGACAAGCCCGGCGTCGAGCGGGCGTGCCTTGAGCTTTACAAAGATATCATGAAGGCGTTTTCCAACCAGTGGGACCGTGCCAATGCTAACATGGACTATTGGGATATTTACAACTGTCAGCTTGGCCCGAACCAGTTCTACAGTGGTAATTCAAAAATCTATGTGCCCATTTGTCACGACGCGATCAATGCGCGAGTTACCCGATTTAAGAATCAGCTATTCCCCCAATCCGGCAAGCATGTCGAAGTAACTGCCAGTGAGGAACAGCCTCATGCGCTCATGAGCTTGCTGGAATTTTATATCCGCAAGACCAAGCTGAAAACCAAGATCGTACCGCCGCTAATGCGCAACGGCGATGTTGAAGGTCAATACACGCTTTATGTTGGCTGGACTAAGAACGAGCGGCACACGGCCATGCGGGTGCATCGCGAGCCGCAAGTCGATGCCATGGGCGTGGCCGGCGACGAAGAATTTGAGGACATTGTCGAAGAAACCATCGTTCACCAGTACCCGCACGTTGAAGTGCTCGCCGATGCTGATGTGGTGTTTTGGCCGGTAATGGCGGCCAGCGTCGAGGGCGCGATTGATCAGGGCGGTGGCGTGGCCATCATCCGCCGCTGGTCGAAATCGAAAATCCGCCAGATGATTCGCGACGGCGAGTTTGATAAGGAAGAAGGCGAGTTTCTGCTTAAGACCATGGCGAAGAAGCAGGAACAGCAATATCCCGACAAGCCAAAGGCGATGGCCGATGCCGCAGGGATCAAGATGGAAGGCGGGACGGTTTTTGCGCTTGGTTATGAAGTCTGGACCAAGCTCAAGATCGACGGTGAACGTCGCATCTGCCGCATTTATTTCGGCGGTGATGCACCGATACTCTCAGTTAAGCGAAACCCCTATTGGTGCGACAAGGTACCTGTGCTGTCGGCACCGGTCGATCGGCTCGAAGGAGTGTTCAAGGGGCAGTCCAAACTGAAGTTTGTTGATACGTTCCAGTACGGCGCTAACGACGTGATCAACGAGGGCATGGACTCGGCGTCCTATGCGCTGATGCCGATCATCATGACTGACCCGGAGAAGAACCCGCGGGTTGGTTCGATGGTGCTCAACGTCGCTGCGGTGTGGCAGACTAGTCCCAAGGATACGCAGTTCGCCAATTTCCCGCCGTTGTGGAAAGACGCCTTCGCGATTGTCAATGCGGCTAAGGATCAGATTTTCCAGACGCTGGGTGTCAATCCGGCCATGATGCCGCATCAGGTCACCAGTCCGGGTAAGAAGCCCAATCAGGCGCAGATCGCCAATGAACAGCAAGTCGATATGCTGTCGACGGCTGACGTGGTCAGCGGCTTAGAAGAAGAGATTTTCACGCCTCTGTTGCAGTGGTTCATCGCTCTTGATCACCAGTATCGCGACAAGCCGATGACCCTGCGCGCCTTCGGCAAGATGGGCGTGCAGGCGGAAATGGAAGAGATTGAGCCGATCCAGATGGACCGGAGGTTTGAATTTCGCTGGTGGGGTGTCGAGCAGGCCCGTACCGCGCAGTTGATGCAGCAGCAAATGGCTGGGCTCAATGTGATTCGTAGCCTGCCGCCGCAGGCATACCCTGGCTACAAGCTCGATTTGACGGCGGTGATCTCGCAGTTCGTGGAGAATTTGTTTGGTCCGCGTTTGGCGCCGCTGATCTTCAAGGATATTCGCGAGGAAATGACGCTCAATCCCGAGTTTGAAAATGAGCTGCTGAAGGCCGGTTATCCGATGCCGGTCAATCCCATGGACAATGACCAGCAGCATATGCAGGCCCACGCTCAAGCCTTGCAGCAGACCGGTGATTATCACGGTACTATTCGCGAGCATTTGATTCGGCATCAGACACAGATGCAGCAGCGCCAGCAGGCCATGTTGATGCAGTCCCAGCAGATGCTTGCGGGAGCTGCGCAGCCCCCCGGTGGTCCGGGTGGCGGACAGCCGCGTCCAGGCGGTGCACCCTCCGGCATGCGCTCACAGGGACCGCCGGGGATGATCCATCAGGATCGGTTGCCGATGGCGATGCCACGAGCAGTGAGGGGCTAATGCGAGCGCTGTTGGCGGTACTGTTTTCGCTGATTGTAGGAAGCGCGCAGGCGCAAACACCGCAGGCGCAAATCGACAATTCAATTAATACGTTGATTGCTGACGGGCAAAATCCAACAGTTAGCCCCTCCAATTTACGCGCAGTTTTGCATTCAATGAATGCAGCAACCTATCAAAATCTTATTTCTGGATCACCCGGTGATGTTCTTATCGCTGGTCCTTCCCCTGGACAAATTCAAGACGCGCCATTGGCTGCACCGCAGCCCGGTTATGTCGGCGCGGTCATGTCCAACAATTTCCTTTACGGCTCGGGATGCAACGCTGCCGCGTTGGGGGTGATCGGCAATCGGCAGTTCCCCGCTTTCGCTTGCCAGATTGCCTACGGCACCAATTGGAACGGGTTTGCTGATGGTCCAGCGTCTTATCTGACGCGGCCACAGGTTGGGCTTTACGTGCAGCTGAATAGCAGTTCCGGTTTATTTTCGGCTAATACGTTCGCGGTTAGTGGTTTTACTTTAACCACTGTCACCCTGTCTTCAGCGTTGAGTGTTGGCGATCTCGGCAAAATTAGGCCAGGGATGGCGGTCAATACCAATGACGCTACACCGTTTAGCGGTGTGATTGCTAGCATCAATGCGGCCGGTACGGTAATCACTGTTTCGGGCTGGTATCAATGGGCGAGCGCAACAACGCCCTGTATGCGCCCCTGCACTGCCGGGACGCCATCCGGTACGTCGATCAGCATCAATCAGGCCGTGAATACGGCGCTGAATAAGTTGTTTGCCTCTAACATCATCGCCATCGTCAATGCTGGGGATATTCAGCAGTCGGCTACGGCGCAGGAGCTAGATTGCTACAACGCTACTGGCAGCTACAATTCTGGCACCGACGTGCCGCATGTCACTTGCCTCGATATCGTCAATGCGGCGGGCAATTCCTCATCTACTGCCGGAATTACTTTTACCGGACAATTCGCTAACGGCGCGACTTATCTCGGAGCAGCTTCTAACGCTGCATTTCATGTCAACCCCGGTGGTAATTCGGTCGCGATTGGTTTTTCCTCACGTGGAGCTACTGAAGCGCTGCGTATGTGGGATGCTTCCGGGAATATTCAGGCTAGGATATTTCCCAACAGCGGGGCTCCGATCTTCGATCTCGGGCAGCAAGCGGGCAGCGCAGCGAACGCGACTCTGCGTTTCTATTCCAGCGCTAATGCCGCGACTGGTGCCGATGCTACTATGATCGCTTCGGCTGGAACTGGAAATGCTGACGGTACGCTAACGTGGAATGCCGGAAGCATGGTCTTTCAGATGTCAGGGAATGCGGTGCTTACGCTGCAAAAGGTGGCAAGCTCGGTTACTTCGATTCGCATTGACCAGAACACTACTGGACAACCACCGAAAATCCGTTCGATCGGGGAAACGAATACCTCGTTGTTGTTCAAGACCAATGGCACTGGCTCACACTTATTCCAGCCGGGGTCGGACACGGCTACGGCCTTCGTTATCCAGAATGCGGCCGGGACGCTGAACTATCTGGTCGTTGATACCTCGGGCGGTACTGTGAACTTGCCGCAGGCGGCGACCGGGACGCCAGTGGCCTCGCTATGTCTCGACGCTTCGAACCATATCATCAAAAAAACCACGACGGGGTCGTGCATATGATATGCAAACTTTTGCTGGCGGCTTTGTTTTCGTTGCTCGCTGTGGCGGGCGCGCAGGCGCAGACGGGCACGCCTTCGACGCAATCAGCATTGAATACGTTGATCGGCACCACCGGCTGCACGCAGCCAACGTGTTTGTTTCCTGACAATAACGCCGGCTTGATTACCCCGTTCGACGTGCGTCAAGTACATCTGAATGAAGTGGCGACGTTCTTCGCCATGAATGGCGACTGCGTGGTGTCTGGTGTTTACGCGATCGTTTGCACCAAGACCAACGGCGTGGTGTTTGCTCCGTCAGCGACGACTGATGCTACAAATGCTTCAAATATTATTAGCGGTACACTGACGTTTGCGCGCATGCCAATTCTGTTGGCAGATCAGTATGTGGGCACGACGATTGCAGGAACGCCAACAGCTGTGTCGATTGCGTCGTGTGCCAACGCCTTGATTTACACGGCTGGTTCTGGTTTTGGCTGCAATACCGGCGCTGGCACGGGGACGGTGGTCAGTGTTGGGTTGACGGGTAGTGGTGGCATTGCGATTTCGGGTTCACCGAACCCGATTATCGCTTCCGGCACGTTGAATGTGGCGTTGAGTGCGGCACGGCAGACATTGCCGACCACAAGTGTTGTCACTCTGACCTCGCATACTGGCGGCTTCGGTGCTAATGTTTCTGGTACGTACACCACACCGGCCAATGTGCTCTGGCTGGAAATCATGTTGCATGGTGGCGGCGGTGGTGGCGGCGGTGGAAATAATGCTGGCTCCGCTGGGGGTGGCACCGCGACGTGTTGGAATACGACGGGTTCTGCTTGCACGACGCCGGTTTACCAAGCGGGCGGTGGGGGCGGCGGAGGTCTTAATAGTGGTGGTGCTGGCGGGGCGATAAGTGGTTCAGGCACTTGTTACTTTGGTGTTCCAGGCAGTATCGGCGGTCCTCCGACTGAAAGTCTTTCTGGCAGTCTTTTTGGTGCTGGTGGCCACGGTGGTGTGGGCACGCTGGGTGGTGCGGGAAGTGGTTCTAGTGGCAATGCTGGTAGTGCAGCCGCGGCCAATACCGGCGCTGGTGGCGGTGGAGGCGGAGTGAACAGTACCGTTACTGCTTTTGGCGGCGGCGGCGGTGGAGCGGGGGCGGCGTGTCGGGTAATTATTAACACACCAGCGGCAACGTACACGTACGCGGTTGGTGCCGCCGGTACGGCGGCGGGAGCAGGAACAAGTGGCTTTGCTGGAGCTGCTGGATCTGGGGGTGTGATCACGGTAATCGAGCACTACGGAAGCTGACCATGCACATTGATCCCCGATGGAGCTTTTTTCTCAGTCTGTTTATTTCGATCTTGAATTTCCTTGCCGGCTCTACGGCGCAGTTCGCAGCTCTCGGGCTCAACACTAATACCGTCAACGTGATCCTGGCTATGGTCACGCTCGTGACCGGCATTTTGTCGCTGATCAACACTGCGCTCGCGGCAATCCCTAGCAAGGCAGGGCAGACCGCAGGCTTTTATTTGGGACCAGCAAAACCTGATCCGCCGCCAAAACCATGAAACTTATTGTGCTGGCGCTGAACTTTGTTGCTTTTACCGGTCCTGATGGGCAGGTGGTGAATGTTGCCAAGGAACACGTCGTTACTGTGCGCGAGCCGCGCGGCGAAACTAAAGGTCACTTTCATCAATCTGTAAAATGTTTGATCCATCTTGATGACGGCAAATTTGTTGCTGTTACAGAAACCTGCGATGTCGTTCGACAACTTCTTGAAGATGAACCCGACTAGAGGAGGGAATTGAAGATGAATCGGATCGCTATGTCATCCGGCCATAGCGTCAATTGCCAAGGCGCGGTCGGTATCATTAACGAGCTTGAAGAAAACGTTAAAGTCACCAACCGCGTTGCCGGTATCATCAAGGAAGGCGGCGGCACTTGCCCCGTCTTCCATTCGACCGGGCACACGCAATCCGAAGTGCTCAACCAGCAAACAAACTGGCATAACAGCCAGACGCGCGATTTTGATGTGCAGGTGCACTTCAATGCCTACGCCCCCACGGACAAGCCGATGGGGACGGAAGTGTGTTATGTGACACAATCGGAACTCGCGACTGAAATGTCACGAGCGATCGCCACGGCTGGTGGTTTCATCAATCGCGGGGCGAAGTACCGCGGTGACTTGTCGTTCTTAAACACGACGCACAAGCCAGCGATCTTGCTTGAAGTGTGTTTCGTTGACAGTGCTGCTGATTGCGGGCTCTACGAAGAACACTTCGAGGATATCTGTCAGGCGATCGCGCGCACGCTGGTGCCTGATCTGCAAGTTCCCGGTGAACCGCCAGTGGCAGAGCGCCCGGACGTGCCTGAGCTGCGCGTGGTCGACGTGCAAATCTACGCGCCGCCGGGTGTGCGTGTGGACGTGTCCATCAATCAGGATGCGGAGGGTCTCTATGAGAATCGCCGCGCAATTCACCGGTAGGTGTTCGCATTTCGGCGGTCCTGAAGATATGGGGGTCGACTCGGACGAGGGGTTGGCTTTTCTATACGAATACGACGACGCTCCTCGTTTGTTCTTGGATGAGCAACCCCCCGGTACGACCGGTCTAGCCCGGCGTCTGGACCCCGACGAGCCCTATGTGGCTTGCCGTTGGGACTACGATCAGACGCCCAAGACAATGCTGGCAAACCCGCATAACCATTGCATTATTTACGCCCCGGCGACCGACATTTCCCGTATTGCATGGCCCGCCGATTGGGGGCCAGCGGAATCAACTGGTAGAGTGGCAGATATCAGTCCCAGCCTCATGGAATCGTTGGGTATTGAAACCGACGATACGATTGTGGTTATATACATCGTACACGAGTAGTTCCCGTAAGGAACTAGACTGCCTCGACTGATGGCGCGTAAGTCATCATCATGGAGCGTGTGTCGATGGCGGGGAAGCCCGGCGATCCTGATGACGATCTGGAACTTGATCCTCCGTTGCCAAACGAGGATGAGCCAGAGGATTTGCAGGATCAGGAACTTGTTGAGGACGAAGCGGACGAGCAATCCGAACCGGATCAGCCCGACGCCAGTCAGCAACAGCAAGAGCCCGAGCGGCAAGCTCGGGAGCAGCCGTCGCGCGGCGATCGTCGTTTTCAGACTATGGCGAATGAGCTGCAGGAGCAGCGCAGACGCAACGATGATCTTAACCGCCGGCTGGATGCCCTCTTGGCCGGACAAGCACAGCCCCGCCCGCAAGGTGAAACACCGGAAGCACGCGCGCAGCGTCAATCGTTGATGACGCCCGAAGAGCGTATCCGCGAGGATATGAATCTTGATCGGCAAAACTTTGCCAACGAGATTCAGCAGATGCGGTTCGCGACTTTGGACGGCAATGACAGAGCCGCTTATCAAGCGAAAGCTACGGTGGACCCGCTTTACAAAAAGTGGGAAACCAAAGTCGAGGCAGAATTGGCGACCTTGCGTAATCAGGGCATGAATGCTGATCGTGAAAAGATCATGTTTTACCTGATCGGCAAGGCGGGAGTGGAAGGGCGTCAAGCCAACGGTCCACGCCAGCGCGCGGAAGCGCAGCAGCGTGTACGACGCGCGCAGACCCGTCCAACCAACTCCGGTTCTGACATCGCTCCTCGACGGTCCCGTGGCGATTCTCTCGAAAGGCGGCTCGAAAACCAAGAGCTGTAGCCATTCGGGAGAGGTAGCCAATGCCCACGAATTTTGCGTCCGGCTTTCAAGCGGACATTGAAGCCTATATCGCAGATAAAACGCTGCCGTTGGCTCGGCGCCAATTGGTGGTCTATCAGTTTGGTGATCCGCTTACCCTGCCCAAAGGGCGCGGTCAGGTTTACACCGCTACCCGCTTCAACCGTGTGCCGCTGCCGTATGCGCCCCTTTCCGAAGGTGTGCCACCGGTTGGCGAAGTGATGACGCTCAGTCAAGTCACGGCGACCGCGCTGCAGTGGGGTGACAAGATCACCATCACCGACGTGGCCGAGCTGACGATCAAGCATCCGCTGTTCCGCAAGGCAACAGAGTTGCTTGGTCTGCAGGTGGCTGAAACTTACGAGCGCAATACTTTCAACAATCTGATGGGCGGCGCACAAGTCAACACCGTTAACGCGCGCGGCGCGCGCGGTTCGCTGCAGGCCGGTGACGTGCTCAATATCCACGAGCTGAACCGGGCTTCGGCGATGCTGGTCACGCTCGGCGCCCCGCGCTTCATGGGCGACGAGATGACCGACACCAAGCTTGACGCCGATGCTGGTGGCGCGCGGGCGTCGACCGATCCGCGACGGATGCCGCACTACGTTGCCGTGATTCATCCGTTCGTGGCGGCGGACTTGCGCGAGAATCAGTCGATTCAATACGCGTGGTCGCACTCCGATATTAACCGCCTCTACAATTACGAAGTCGGCGAGTGGTCGGGCATCCGTTTCTGCATGACCAATCTGGTGCCGTCGATCACCGGTGTCACGGCGATCACCGGCACGGCAGGCACAGCGGGTAGCTTGCCCGGCGCACCGTCGAACTACGTCATCCAGGTGACGGCATCTGATACGCAGAACCAGTACGAGTCGCAGGTTTACGGTGTATCAGGCTCAATCGCGGTCACCGGCCCGAACGGCTCGATCAGTGTCGTTCTGCCTACGCTGCCCGGCTACACGTTCAACGTCTATGTCAGCGTTGCTGGTTCCAGTTCGCCGATCAACCTTGGTCTGACGACATCGGGTCCGACTAGCGGGCCGCTGCAGGGTCAGGCGACGCAGCTTGCCGGTGGGCAGACGGTGGTCATTACGGGCGTGGGTGCGTCGATGATCCCGCCTGCCGCACCGGCCAATACGATAACGGTGTATCCGAATTTCATTTTTGGCCGTGGCGCTTACGGTCAGGTGGTTCTGGATGACACCAAGTTTACCTACCTCAAAGAGGCTGATAAGTCCGATCCGCTCAACCAACTGCGTGTTGTTGGCTGGAAGTGCATGTATGGCACGATCCTGCTCAATCAGCAGTTCATGATGCGGATTGAGAGCACGTCCGCCTTTAACGCAACCTTCGCTTAAGGAGGGCTTGATGGCCTACCGACTGACTTATGTGTGGACGATGAGCTGGATCGGCCCCGGTCAGGGTCCGTCTGGCACGACGGTTGGCGCGGCGCCCGGTCCTGGCGATGGCAACGCACAGTCATTGAGCGCGTTCAATAGTGGTGGCACCAATCAGGCGTCATGGGGGCAGAATATCGTCGGTTCCGGCACCGGCGGTATTATACAATCTGCGGACATCACTACCATCACCAACGGCATGGCGGCTGACGTTGCGGCACAGTTGAATACTGCGTCGGCGCTTGCCGTCATGCAGGGATGGCCGTCAGGGAAACCGTAAGATGGCGCTCAAGACCCTCGGTACTAATGCGACTACGTCGCTGACGGCGTTCGTGGTCGGCACCAATGACGTGATTGCTGCCGATCTTGCGGGCATCAGCGTTGGGCTCAAGGGCGACCCGCCCGGTTGGAATGCCATCCAGACGGTTGGCACCAACCGGCCGATTCTCAATCAGGCGTATGTCAAGAATGGCATTCTGATTATTCCCAATCGCGGGCAACTGCAGCTCAAGAACGGGGATTATATCTGTTGGGACTCGACTACCGGCTGGCCGATCGTGGTGTCCGGTGATGCCGCAGCCAACGGACCCTACACGCACACGTAAGGTGATTCATGAATCGTCGCCGTAACGTTGCCGACGCCTTGTCGGAGATTGATCAGCGTCTTGAAGCGCAAGGTATGCCACTTCTGAGCGAGGAAGAGAAAGAGCAAATCCGTGCCAAGGCGCGCGAGCATGTCGCCAAGAAGCGCAAGGAGCAGGCGGAAGCTGACTATCTGGCAGCGGCAATTCGCGAAGAGGAACGCGAGCACGTCCCCGAAGACAAGTGGGAAGACATCACCATCAACCTTGCGCCGTTTGTGGCGTCGCAGAAATTCAACTCTGCCTTCCTGGCTATCGACGGTACGCGCTATTTTCATGGCATCACCTACACCGTAACTTACAATCAAGCGCGTTTCATGGAGGATATCATGGCGCGTGGCTGGGAGCACGAGCGGGAAATTCATGGCGAGCGTCGACGAGCCGATTTCCAGCGCCGTCCAATTGAAGGTATGATTTCGCCGGGTTCGATGAACATCAACACAACATCAGCTCTGCGAAGGAATACCCATGCTTGAACGCACCGGCCAGTTTTCGACTGTCGAGGAAAAAGACCTTGGTATTGGTCTGCAGTTCTCGGTCAATCTCGGCAAGGGCTCGATGACCTTTACTGCCGGCTTTCCGCTCGATTGGGACGATCAACGGATCAATGGGCTGGTCGACAAGTTGTCCAAGGTGATCGACCGGCAGTCGATCCTTTACGAAATTCACGATCGTGAGGCTGCGATCAAGAACATGATGCATCAGATTGAGGTTCAGCTTAGCCAGCGGGATCGTTACGACCGTGAATTACAGGTGTCTTTCGCAACGCGCGGCAAGCACGGCGACTTCAAGTACAGCAATGAGCAGATTAAAAATCTGAACAACTACGATAAGAGCGTGGCCGGCCTGCGCGATGCCATTGCCAAGTCGGAAGCGGAGTTGAAGGAACTGCGTGAGAAATGCCTTTAACGTCAGCACAGATATGCGCCCGTGCTGCTCAGATCGCCCGCGTCCCCGGCTTCACCATCCAGGCGGGCCAATCACTTAACGTTGTCTTGAACGAGCTTTGTCAGGATTACGATTTCGATCTGGCCAAGAAAACCTATTATTTCAACCTGCCGACTTCACAGATTAACGGTAACGGTCAGGCGTGGCAAAACTTGCCGGCGGATTATCTGCGCGGCATTCGCAACGAGTCCTTCTACATCATCAGCGGTGTGCCTTACCCGATGATTCCGATGGACTTGAACGAAATGGATATGCTGGTGCAGCAGGCCGGCGTGTCCAGCTTCCCGGTGTTCTACACCGTCGATATGTCACGTAACGGCATGACCAACGACGGCACGCTTGGCGTGCCGGTGATGCTGATCTGGATGGTGCCGTCTGGCGCTTACCCGGCGACGCTGCGCTATTACTCGCAGATGCCGGAAATCGTTAACCCGGATACCAGTACGGCAATACCGTGGTTCCCCAACCAGAATTATCTGATAACCCGCGTTGCCGGTCAGCTCATGCTTGATGCCGACGATGAGCGTGCCGGGGCATTCCTGTCCGACGAGGTCGTGGGCGGTTCCGGCTGGTTGCTGCGCAAGTACCTGCAGATGAAGGATGACACCGGCGACCGGGCACAGACCGTCACTTTGGATCGCCGTCGCTTTGGTCGCGCTTTCGATAGATTGAAGAACACCAAGCAAATAGGCTGGTGATGCAGCGGAAATCCAAACCGCTAGCGTGGCGAGCCAAGGGGCTGTCCGACACGCTCGACGCTTCCGACACGTTCATGGGTGCCATGTCGAGCCTGCAGAATTTGATTCCGCATCCATCCACTAAGATGCTCTGGCAATGCCGCCCGGCGGCCATTGAGAAGCTGAATTTCGCCACCGCGGGCTCGGCGTTCAGCTCGGGCTTTTCCGGGGGCTTCGGCCCGACACTGTACAAGCCGCCAGATGGACCGATTACGCTGTGGAAGGTGATCGGCAACTACGGTTACGGCATGGCGCAGACATCCGATTTCCCCGGCCATGACGTGCCGTTTGTCGTCAATCTGGCATCCATGAGCTTCGTCCCGATCACCGGCATGACTTCGGCTAACACGCCGATAGCGCCGCCATCAACTGGTCCGTGGACACCGCCGGCGGGTGTCATGGTCGGTGCCAAATTTGTTGTTACCCATCCGGGGTTTTCCGGCACTGGTACGAATTTCGTCGGCATTATCGACGTGTCGAGCCCGATCGCACCGGCATGGTCAACAGCGCAGTTGACTGGTGCCGGTGGTGTGACATTTACCATACCGCCGTCAGCAGTGGCACAGTTCAACGGCCGGGCTTATTACATTCACAATTTGCAAACTCAGCCAGCGGTTATTTTCTCTGACAGCTTGAATCCGACTGTTGTTTCCAACGCCGGAAATATTCTGACCTTTGGCGATGCGGTGCCGCTGACGGCGCTTGGCACGCTTGGCTTGAAGAATCAACTCGGCGGCATCGTGCAGGCCCTGATGGTGTTCAAGGGCGTGCAGAATATCTATCAGATCACCGGCGACCCGACGACCAGCAACCTGTCGGTCAATGCCCTGAACATTACCACTGGCACGCTGGCGCCCAACTCGGTGGTCAATACGCCCAAGGGCTTGACGTTCATGTCGCCGGACGGGCTGCGCAATATTGATTTCTACGCTACTGTGAGCGATCCGATCGGCATGGATGGCATGGGTATTACTATGCCGTTTATCTATTCCGTGACGCCCTCGCGCGTGGCTGCGGCCTGCGGCGGTAATGTCATGCGGATCACGACGCAGAACGGCAATGCGCCGGCTGCACCGAATCAGGAATACTGGTTCGATGTGGCCCGGCAGATTTGGAGCGGGCCGCATACTTTCCCGTTTGGACTGATTCAGCCATTCAATAATACGTTCATGGGTGTGCCGGTGGACCCGACTTTGGTATCCACGATTTGGCAGAGCGACGTAGTGCAAACCACGCTTTCGACTTTTGTGGAGAATGGTCAGCAAATGGGCTGGGTGTGGGCAACACCGTTGCTGCCGGATGCCGACCAGCTCAGCAACAACACCATCACCGAATCCTCGATCGACTTCCAATTCGCCCCGTCTGTGCCGGTGCTTAATGCAGCCTTTCTGACCGAACAGCAGACCGTGATTGACGCCGTGCAAATCCGTCCGTTGACCGTGGCGGCGCCGACCATATGGGGGAGCTTCACGTGGGGCACGGCGCCATGGGGCGGCGTTGCTTCGTCATTCTCGCCCTACCTGATCCCCTGGAATATCCCGCTGACCTTCGCTCGCGGGGTGTTCCAGCTCTCGGCGCCGAGTGCCGGCTCGGTTGTTATCGGCGCCCTGCATCTGCGTCTGCAGGTGCTCCGCTACATCGTCAATCAGGGAGCTGCGGCATGAGGCGGTGGCTGGCTATTTTCGTCGGCACTATTCTGGCTGGAATTCTGCCGATCAAATCCGCGTTCGCGGGCGTTCCCTGCTCGGTCCCGTTTACCCTGACCAACGGCAGTCCGGCCGACGCGACGCAGGTAATGGCAAATTACACCGCCATTCTGAACTGTCTGGCCAATGGCGCTGCAGCGTCCGGGGTCAATAGCGATATTACCGCGCTGGTTGGGCTTCTGACTCCGCTCGGGCCAGCGTCCGGCGGCTCGTCGGTGTTTATTGGCTCAGGCGCCACCGGCATCAATACGATCGTAGTGGCAACAACCCTTCCGACCGGCTTTGTGCTGTCGACCGGTTTCGAAGTGACTTTCACGTCGACCGGTAGCAATACCGCATCAACCACCCTGCAAGTTGGGGCGCAACCGCAGCGGAATTTCTACCGGCAGACCCCCGGCGGGCCAGCGCCGATGGTCGGCGGGGAGATTGTCACCGGCCAGCAAGTCGTGGCCCGGTATGACGGCACGCAATGGCAGATGACCTCGACACCGGCATTGAATTACCCGCCCGGCGCCGTGTTCGACTTCGCCTCGCCATCCTGTCCAGTGGGCTCGCTGGAAGCCACTGGCAGCAATATCGTATCGCAGACCACGTTCCCGACCCTGTTTGGCGTCGTCGGCACCACATGGGGCGCGGCGACTGGCGGCAACTTCACCATTCCGGATTTGCGCGGACGCACGACATACAGCCGCGATATCAGCAGCTCGAACCGCATTACGGCAGCCGGGGGCAATTTCGACGGCACCACGGTGGGCAACACCGGCGGGCAGCAGAACAAGGTGGTGGGGCAAGCCAATCTTGCCAATTTTAATTTTGCTACTGCTTCCGGCACTGTAACTGGTGGCACGACAGGAGCAACCGGTAGCACGAGCATCACTTGGGGCGGCGGCAGCGGTCCCAATTCATTCCTAAACGGTCCTGGCGCGGGTATTGCAGTGTCCACAACTGTTACTTCAGGTGGCGGTAACATTCCGCTGCCGACGCTGTCCAACGCCGCGATCGTGGTAAAGTGCATCAAAGCCTAGGAGGGCTCCATGCGAAAAC